GCTGAGCTGGACGATACCCTTTTGCGCCGTGGTGGCGTCCTGAGCCGTGTATTTCCCTTTCGCAAGGTCATACGCCGCCTTAACTGCTTTAGGCGTCGCTGCGACGCTCTCAGACGTGCTGTCGGTCGCGCTAGTGAGCTGAACAATACCCTTTTGTGCCGTGGTAGCGTCCTGAGCCGTATATTTCCCTTTCGCAAGGTCATACGCCACCTTAACTGCTTTAGGGGTCGCTGCGACGCTCTCAGACGCGCTGTCGGTCGCACTGCTTAGCTGAGTGAAACCCTTAGCGGTGAGCGTGGCGTCAGGATGGCGGCGGGACTGCTCATGCTCAGCGAGCTTGTCGTCGACGTAGTCCTGCGTTGCCATCACCGTTGAGGTGTCGATGGTCAGCTCGACTGACTCGATGTCGCTCACCATGATAACCATGCGCACGGTCTGCGCCCGGCCTGACCCCTCAGCCAGCGCTGGCTTGTAGCTTTCAGCCATATTGCCGACCGCAATCAGCGTGCCGGTGTCGTCATAGAGGCCGAGCTCACGCATCCAGAAACCGCCGGTCTCAGGCGGGATGAGCAGCTCCGCCACGACATAATTTTTATTTTTCTTGTCCTGGCTGATTTTGTTCAGCGCGTGACGCCAGACCTCTTTGATCAGCTTTGTCTGGTTCGGATCAGGCACCGGCAGCGTACCGCCGCCGTCACCGACGGCCATCGCCGTAAAATTCACCTTTTTCCCGTTCGGGACGGTCGCCGCCGCGAGTTTTTCGGCACCGGCTTTGGTGATGACCGTTTTATATTTCACTGTCATTGTGCTCTCACTTATCCGGGGTAAACTGTGATGATGTCGCCGTCATAGCTCAGGGCGCCGATGTACAGATAGCCGGGAATGTCCTGAATAATATTGAGGCCGATAAGATGGCGGCTGGCTGGCTTTGCATCGGCAATAAGCCGCTCCATTTCGTAATACATTTCTTCGGTGATGCCGGTCTCTAACACACCGATATCGAGGCGAAACGTGCCGGGCGGGTCGTTTGTCTGCCACCACTCAGACACGTATATCAGGTAGCCGAGCGGCTCCACCACGCGGCGCACAGCCCCAATCGTTCCTTTGTGTGCGTGGATATACCAGGCATTGCGGATCACATCCCGTTTAGTGGCTTCCGGCCAGTTCTCATCCCAGCGGTCAACGGAAAACGCCCACGCCAGCCACGGCAGGAGGTTTGCCGGGCAGTCGTCCGGGCTCCGGAGTCGGCGCAGGGGTACGGGGGTATTTTCGATTTCCGCGCAGGCGCGCGCCGCCGCCACCTCCAGCGGCGAGGAGCCAACCGGTAACAGCCGGGTGTCATTCATCATTGCCCCCTATGGTGACGCTGTACTCGCTGCACCATGACGCCTGCGTGTCATCAAGGACGATGTCAGCCACCGGCGCGGCCAGCTCGACACGCTGCACGCCCTCGACGTGGAGCGCCGCATAGATGGCCGATTTACGGATGTCACGCCCGAGCCGGTGCTGCGCGGTGATATACGCCTGTAACTTTGCTTTTGCCGCACTGAGCACCGGCTCACTTTCGGGACCGGGATAAAGGTAAAGCGACGCGGTGATTTTGTAGTCGACGATTTTCGCTGACTGCACGGTCACGCGGTCGGCCACCGGCCTGACGTCCTCGTCGTTCAGCGCATCGCGCACGATGGCGAGCAGCTCGTCAGAGGCCACGCCGTTATTTTCACGCGACAGCACAGACACGGTCACACACGCAGGCTCGGGACTGATGACGGAAATATCCGCGACACGCCCGTCGGCGCTGCGGCCATGAAACTGATATGCACCCGTTGAGCCTGCGGTACTCAGTCCCTCAAAAGCCTGTTGAATCCGCAGACGGTAGTCGGTATTCGACTCCATTACGGCTGGCGTGGGCGGAAACGTCGTGTCGTCTGCCGGGGTGATGACGAGGCGCTCGACGTTATAATTTCCGCCTATCTGGTCAAGGTCGGCATCTTCTGCATACGCCAGCATGACCGCACGCGCGGCCTCGTTGACGCGCTGTCGCCAGATAACTTCCCGATAGGCGTTTTCCTCCAGCAACTTAACAATCGGCTCTGATTCGAGGGTCAGCGTGCGCGCGACTGCCTCCTGTTGTTCCTCCGGGTATAACGAGACGAGCGTCGCCTTGCGCTCTGCGAGGATGGTCTCATAGTCCAGCACTTCCACGACATCAGGCGCGGCGAGCTGGTTAAGGTCAACAATTGCCATAGCGTTTAACTCAGTGGAATGGTGAGGGAAAAGGGCTGGCCGTTAGCCGAGCGCGTGCCGGTGATATCGACATACAGCCCACCGTCGGTCTCCGACCGCTCAAAGGTGATGGTGGTCAGCCTGACGCGCGGCTCCCACTTCTGGATCGCGGAATAGCACGCGGCCATAATCTGCAATCGCAGTGCCGGTGTCTGCGGCTGGTCAATCAGTGCCGACAGAAGCGAGCCGTATTCACGGCGCATGACGCGCGAGCCAACCGGCGTGACGAGAATGTCACGCACGCTTTGCCTGATATGCTCAACCTCAGTGATACTGAGGCCGGTCTGGCTGTTCATTCCCAGATAACGCACTGTCATATCGGTGCCCCCGTTGTCCCGCCACTGTCGCCCGGGTGTTTATGGAGGTGCAGCACCTTCCCATTTGACGACAGTGACCCGCCGGTATGCTCGATATCCCCGGACATCGTCCCGCCTTTCTGCACTTCGAGCGTGCCGGTCGTCAGTTTGTTGGTACACACCACCTCGGGCGTATCGAGCGTGATGCGGGTCGAGGCTTTCACCAGCACCACCGGCACGGTGGTCGTAATGGAATCCGACGCGGTGACGTTGGCGGTTTTGATACCTGACACGGTGAGCGCACTGTTTTCGGGTTCGTACTCAATGACCGCGCCATCAGGGAAAGTAACGTGAAGCGCATCGGGTGAGGCTGACGGCGCGGGATTGTCATCTGAGAAAATGCCCGGCAGCACAAAGGCCGTATCGAGCTCACCGCCGATGGCCAGCAATAACACCTGCTCGCCAACGGATGGAGCCCACCACACGCGAGAGCGCCCGGCTCGACAGGTGAGCCAGTTAAGCCAGGTGGTTTGCATGCCGCCGGTCTGGACACGACACAGCCCCTCGTCGAGGTCGACGTCGGTCACGATGCCGGTGCGGATGAGGTTGCGGATCGCGCGTGCGATTTCCTGTAGAGAATTTAAATTATTCATACAGGAAGGATGCCGCCGGGCAAGGCCAGCGGCAATTGGGCGAGGTTTTGTTAGGTACGACACAACGATCCCTTGCCACATACAGCTTGAATCGTTAGCCTGCCAGACAAAACCATAAAACATCAAAATCATTGATGACCGATGTGGCAACCTTTTCTCGTTGAGTGATATATTTAGATAAAATAATAAAAGGAACTGACTAAAAATGTTTGACTCAATCGTTTTGAACCGTTCAATAGATGGTCCTGCCATTACCATTGGTGAAATAGCAGAAGCATTGCTTTTCTATCAAAATATTCATATTGTAATGGACACATCAAATTTATTAGGACTCACTCAGTCAATTGGTCCCCATAACATTATCAGATTACTTTCCCATCCCGATGTAAAAACAACCTACATTGAGGAAATTCTCGGGGTTATGAGTGATGAGACTAACTTTGGAACTGAATACACTCTTGCGAGTGGTTATTTTTCAGGAAACCAAGAGCACGGAGAGATTAAAAGCTGGAAAAAACGCCTTGAATTCATGCTGACAAGGCAGGGATTGAATAAAACTCAAGCCGAGAATTTCACCGAAAGATTTAGACAATGCGTCACATTAAAAAGACTTACTGGAGACCACTTTATTAATGGTGGAGTGATATCTGCTGCAAAAGAAGATTTCAATGATCCTGAATACGTCTCAAGTGCTGCGCGTATTATCCTGAGAAACCTACTTCCAAAAGAAAAATCTGAGGATGAATTCTACTTCAGGATCCATCCATCTCATGGAACATTTCGCGTTTCTACCAATATTGATTTTCCTGAAATTAATAGGTATCAAAATAATGTACTTGCTAACAATGATGAAACTACGCCAGCGAGTATAGCTTCAAGCATACTTAACTCATCCTATGGCCTCATACTGGCAGCTCACTATGGTGGCGACTTTCACACATCAACAACCGAATCCAAGATAATCCAGCAGAAAAACAAACAAATTCTAACTCGTGCTAATGCCAACCGTAATGAACTAAGTAATTTTTATGAAATAGCACTCACAGGGTGTCCCGACATAGCAACAGTTATAAATAAAGGGGAAAGATCTTTTGAGGAGTTCTTAGAACTTTTAACACGTGCCAAAAAATTCAAAAAATGGCTAAAAGGAAAATCCCCCGACGAGAAACTTTTATCTCAATACCTTGAGGATATTACAACCTCCAGTTGGTTTGGTAGTGGTTCAGGCAAAGCCTTGAGATACTTAGCAAGTAATGGCCTAGGGCTTATAGATCCTATCACAGGTCTCCTCACATCAGCCCTCGATTCTTTTATACTCGATAAATTAACTGCTGGCTGGAGGCCTAATCAATTTATCATCAAAGAAATAAAACCTTTCGTTGATATACATGATAATTGTTGAAATCATTTGGCCCTGACTAAACAGGGCTAAGAGAATAGTATTTGTATATTGAGGCCATCAAACCAAATACTCTATTATAGCATTTGTAATTAATTTTTTGTCTTCCAGGCTGAATCCGAGTAACTGGCGCTCTGCGTACTGCACATCCTGAGCGTGCGCGTTTGGACGGTCTTTTAGTCCGTACTGATGGACACGCGCGATGCGCTGCACATTTCCGGTAAATTCCACCACTGCACCGTTTTCACGGCCACTGGCTTTCATGTACCGGTTAGTGCGGAGCTTCTGAAACATCGCCCGTTTAATTCGACCTTGTTTGGCTCTCAGTGGCTGGCGCTTTCGCGCCTGATACGGTGAGCCATCCGGGGCTTTTTGCTGTTTGATACGTTGCTGTTGCGCCGTTCTGAGTTGCTTCGCAATCTCACTGGCAAGCTTCCGACGCCCTGCGGGTGACAGGGCAGCAAGCAGCCCCGCGAGCTGGTTATCAAAGGGTTTAAATTCACTCATCCCACTTGCTCACCAGTTCGCCGTTGATATAGAGCTCTTTTGGACGCGTGACGGGTTCAGGCGGTGGCGGCTCCGGGGCATAGCTCACATGCAGCGCGCCGTTTTCCTCCCTGATGATGGTGCGCTCGGTGAGCTGGAGGCTGATACTTATATCAACCGTATCCTCGTCGTTTAAATCCATCTGGAAACGGTAACCTTTTTTATGCCCCTCATCGAGCGTGCAGATATCCGGCTGGTTTTCCCTCAGCCACGCGGCCACCGGCACGAAAATCAAATCAGGGTCGCCTACAAAATCGCACACGATCACATTCAGGGTGTAAATTTTCTCGTGGGACAGGGAGGCCGCGAGCCGTGCATCGATATTCCCCTCGTCGGCAAAAATGCGCATCATCTCGGGGTTGGTTTTAAGCTGCGGGATGGCGTCAGTTAGCGCTTTTCGCAGGCTGATTGCTTTCTTCATCGAGTTTATCCTGACAGGCTTTGACGGTTTCAATCTGTAACGCGCAGGCGGCGAGCGCGTGCTCAAGCCTGCGGATATCTGCACTCAGGGAGCCATTAGTGGCCGGGTCGCTTCCCGGCATCGGGCAATAGCTCACTTTCGGGCAGGCGCTGTAAACAATGACCAGCGGAGGCGCAACCGGCGCGGGTGTGCAGCCTGCGCACAACATCAGGCAGCTTGTCGCTATACCAGCGGCGTAACGTTTCATTCTCATTTATCAGCCTTGTAATGGTTTCTTCCCGTCGCACGGCCATTGCACCGGCGGCGATTAACTCACCGCGTAAAGTGACCTGCGCGGTTTCGTTTTTCCTGGCAATTCCCTGCGAAACGGAAAGCTGATTTTTCAGCATCCCGATCACATTTTTCTGTTCAACTGCCACCTTGTTTGCCCGTTCAAAGGAGCGCATCAGGTTGCCGTTTTCATGGCGCTGCCAGAGCACAACCGCCATCAGCGCGGCCAGTAAAAACAACATCATTTTCATGGTATCCCTCTGAGGCAGTAGGCACGCTCACGCGCGCGGCGATTTTCCAGCCCTTTATTGATTGAGCCATTCACATAAACCCAGCGGGTAAGCTGGTCGCACGCCTGCCACCATTGGTGGCGCTTGAGGTATGAGACCAGTGTCGACCGGCAGGCCGCGCCGGTTCCCACGTTGAATGAGAAGCTGACCAGCGCGTCGTAAATGTGCTGCGGCATTTTTACCGGCACGCAGACTGCGAGACGCCTCTCGACGTTCATCACATCCGCGACGAGGTTCGCCGCCGCCTGACGTTCTGTGATTTCCCCTTTCGGGACGACACCGGCAGTGTGGCCGATGCCTGACGTCCACACTCCCGCGCTGCACTGGTAAGGCGTCAGGCGACAACCTTCGAGGTCGGCAATCAGCGCCAGCCCCTCGGGCGAGGTGTTAAGCAGACGAAAGTCAGGCATCAGCGCCGCCAGCGCCAGCACTGCGGCCACACTGCAACGTTTAACGATTGATTTCACGAATAGCCCCCTTGTCGAGTCCGAGTGACGTCAGATAGAGGTACGTTTTGCGCTTAAACCAGTAATTCGTAAGCGCGGTAAAAATGGCGCATCCGCCGCCCACGTAAAGCGCCATCTTTTCGGGCGATATTGCGCCGAGGTACGCCAGCGCGACGGCCAGCCAGTAGGCGATAAACGTGGTGATTTTCTCCATACTCAGTCCCATAGATTCACCGTTTCGGTTCTGGCCGCGCTGTCGGTCTCGGGCAGTTCAATTGCCGTGCCGTGCGGCAGGATGACGCCGAGCTCAGACACGCCGGGATTCGCTTCTAAGACGGTTTCGACCACGCCCTCGGTGCGCCCGTAGTACCGCACACAAATCGCGTCGAGGGTGTCGCCCTGTAGCGCGTACGCTTTCATCAGATTTGCCCCACAATGCAGCGCGCTTTGTCCTGGATGCGTGCCACAGACCAGCGCATATCCCGCCACATTTCATCGATAGTGCTGTCGATGCTGTCGGCCTTTTTGTCACCTCTGGCGGTCGCATCCACGCCGCGAAAACGCTCGTAAAGCGTGGCGGTCGTCATTGCACACACGGCGTTGAAGTAGTGGAAAACACGCACACTTTCTCCGTCGAGCCTGTCGGTCGGGACATCCGCCAGCGTGGCGTAACCGGCATCGAGCTGACGCTCGCGCCATTCGCCCAGCTCCGCGTTCGTCTCTGCGATGGCGGTCTTAATTGCCCGACGCAGGCGCACAGGGGAAACGGTCTGCTCTAAACGCATTTCCTCACGCACGCGCTTCGGGTCAACATCAGGAAAAAACGGGGTGTTTTTGATTACCGGCTCGCTCACGCCCGGTGGTGGTATCACCACGCCCGGCACATCCTGCGGCTCTTTGTTTTGCTCAATAATCAGCGTCGTCATGACAACCTCGGGTAATAGGTGGGCGGTGGACGCCGGTCGCAGTCAGGGCAATTGATACCCGCGTTGACCGGCGTGCCGCCCGGCTCGGGGAGCGCTCGGTTAACCTGCGGCTTTTGCCGTCTTTGGTGGACGCCCGCGACGTGCCGCCGGTTTGGCGGCAGGCTTGCGCGTGCGCGGTTTAGTCGTTTTGGTTTTCGGTGCCGGTTCGGGTTTTGGCCTGAGCTGGCGCTCTAACTGCTCGATATCCTTTTTCACACCGATTGTGCGTTCTAACTGGATCGCACGTTGCAGGTGCGTCAGCGCCTCGGGCAGTTGATTCGCATCACGCAGGACATAGCCGGTGATTTTGTGCAGCTTCGCGCGCACGATATCGGGCATGTCAGCGCGTTCAGTCAGCGCAATGGTGTCGAGCAGGTTCGCCAGTTCGACCGGCTGTTTTGCAGCGAGCAGGCGCTGCGCGGCCAGTGCCACCTCTTCGGCCAGCAGGTAAGGCGTCGGACGTCGACCGGTCGGCATGGTCAGGCCATAGGTCATGGCGTAACGGGCAATTTCCAGCGCCCCGGCGATATCGTCAGCATCGAGACGCCACAGCATGACCGTCATGACGATGTCATCCTGCGCGCCCTTGCCGTTTGCGAGGACGCCAGCCACCCATGGCAGATAGAACGGCAGCAGCTCACGCTTTTTATCTGCCTTGCGCTCATTGGATCGGATTTGTTTTAGCGTGCGGTTGTCTGCGGCCAGCTTAACGAGCATCTGCTCATAGGCAGTTGCATTGCGCAGCGGGACAGCAGCCCGCCGCGCTGTTTCAGAGGCCGAGACCCGCATCATGTGACGCGCTGCGGGACTCGTCATGGCTTACTCTCCGCTTTCCGGTGCAGCAGGTGCGGTGAAGTCACCGAGCTTGATATTTTCAATCAGGCAACCGGCAGCGTATGCCTCGACCACGTAGTCGGTATTCATTGACTCGTAGTTCTCGATGCGGTCTTTCTTCGGGTTTTCGATGATGCTGCGGCGATGCGCGTCATCCATGAAGTAGATAGACAGGTTATCGAGACGCGTCACCATCAGGGCATTCGCCGGGAAGTAAGGCACGCGCACGGCAGGCAGGTTGCCGATTCGCTTCTGGCTGATGATGATGTCAGCGGCCAGCGACTCGCTGTTTTCCTGGTCTTTATTGACGATAGGGAAGTATTTATCCGCCATCAGCTTGCGACCGGTGATGACAACCAGCTCCGGGTCATCCTGATAAATCTCATCAATCAGGTTGCCGGTGGCATCCATGACCAGCGCGTCGAGGTTCGCATAGTCGCCGTTTTTACCCACGCGGATCACATCGGAAATGACCGCGCCGTCCTCGTCGGTAATTTTTGACATCACACGCGCTGGCGCTTCATTGCGGTACTTCTGCAACCAGCCCACCGCCACATCCTGAAGCATCGGATTTTTTTTGCGGTCAGATTTTGCGGCGCGCTCAATGCCGTTGAAACCGGCCATGATGAAATCGAGCGCCTGACGCTTGATAATGGCGTTACGGATACGGGTCTGGAAGTCCTGGAATCGCGCCCACAGGTCGAGCTGTTTATAGCGGATATGGAAGTCAAAGTTAATCTGCGCGCATTCGTATTTATTGGACTCCAGCGCGGTAAAATCAGCGGTTTCACGCTCGCCATCGCCGTCAGTATCAGCGGTGCTCGCGATTGTGCCGTTAACACCCACACCGACCTTTTCACCTTTCAGCTCGTCGACCGGCACGATGTTGATTTTCGTCAGGAATGAGGACGATTCCTGCACGGTGTCCATCATGGTTTGCGTGACCGACGGCTCGACGGTGAATTTCTTCGCCACGTCATCGGTGGAAATGTCGTTCAGCTCCGCGACGCGGGTCAGGTAGGCATTGAATTTAAAGCGGGTTTGTTTACGCATGGTTTTTCCTGTTCGAGTAATAGGTATCAGGCCGGGCGGCGCGCCCGGCGGGTTTTCAGCAGTTGGTCAGCAGCTCGTCGCCCGTACCACCTTTTGAAAGCTCGCGGCGCGGCTGGCGCTGGCTTTCGGTGTTATCGAGGGAGTTTTTGAGGTCGTTAAACGCCTGCGCGCTTTCTTCGGCCTTGCTGGTCACGTCCTGCTTAAGCTGCGCCAGTTCGGTCTCAAGCTCAGTGACGCGCTGGTCGGTGGCGGTGAGGTTGGTTTGCACCAGCTCGGTGACGGTCGTCACAGCCTCATGCACATCTGCAAGACGTGCGTCGTCGCTGGCCTGTTTACGGCTGAAAATGGCCTTTACCTTGTCGGTCAGGCTGTTGAGCATGGTGTCGGGAACGTCTTCAAATTCCAGCTCAGCCAGTGAGGCCACAGAGAAGAGATCGCCCGGCTGGTCTTTTTTACCGGCGAGCGGGTTCTGCGTGGCGCGGCTACAGAATTCGAGGTATTCGGTGCCGAGGCTTGCCGGGTCATCGGTGACGGCGAGGCCAACCAGATAGCACTTGCCACTGTTGGCAAAATTCGGGCGGATCTCCATTGAGGTGTAAACCTTCTGCCCGGCCTTAACCATGCTGACCAGCTCGTCAAGGGGCTGGATTTTGCCAAACAACGCCTTTTTGCCGTCGAGCGCAGAGCCATCGCTGATAACCTCAGCTTTTAGCTCGACTACATCGCCGTATCGCTTAAACAGACTGTCAGGCAGCAGCCCCCGGATATGTTCGAGGTTAATGCGGCAGCCGTAGACGCGCGGGTCGAACGTATCGGCCATTTCCTGAATGTCATCAGCGCTGATGACGCGGCCATCGCAGGTGTCACCCTCGACGCCGATGCGAAACCATTTAGAAACTTTCTTTGCCATTGTTCAGGTGTCCTGATGTTGGGTTTTCGGGTCGGGGTTAGTTTCCCGACTCAGCCCCTCATCAGCCACCTGTTGCGGAAGTGCAACCCCTGACACAACAGGGGTTTAGCGATTAAGCACGGTCATTTCCTTAGCCTTGCCTCGTAACATCAAAACGAGGTAAGCATGACCATTTCAACTGACCTTTCATTACTCAATGACCCACGACGACAGGCGCGGCTGTTGTACTGGCAGGGGTTCGCCGTGCCGCAAATCTGCGACATGCTGCAACTCAAGCGCCCCACGGTGCAGAGCTGGAAACAGCGTGATGGATGGGAGGAAACCGCGCCGATTAACCGCGTTGAGTCGACGTTAGAGGCGCGCCTCATCCAGATTTACGCCAAGCCCGACCTGACACCGCACGACTTTAAGGTCGCTGATTTTCTGTCGCGCCAGATGGAGCGCCTCGCGCGCGTGAACCGCTACGGCCAGACCGGAAACGAGGTGGATTTAAACCCCAATATCGCCAGCCGCAACAGAGGTGGTCGCAAAAAGCCGAAACGTAATTTCTTCAGTGAAGAAGCGATTGAAAAGCTGGAAGAGATTTTCTTTGACCAGTCGTTTGAGTATCAGCTCAGGTGGCATAAAGCCGGGTTAGAGCACCGCATCCGCCACATCCTGAAATCACGACAGATTGGCGCGACGTTCTACTTTGCGCGTGAGGCGCTCCTGCGCGCCCTTAAGACCGGGCAAAACCAGATATTTTTATCCGCCAGTAAAACGCAGGCTTACGTTTTCCGTAAGTACATCATCGCCTTTGCGCGTCTGGTCGACGTCGACCTGTCAGGCGACCCGATTGTCATCGGCAACAACGGCGCAGAGCTGATTTTCCTCGGGACCAACTCTAACACCGCGCAGAGCCACAACGGCGACCTGTACGTCGATGAGATTTTCTGGATACCCAATTTCCAGAAGCTGCGAAAAGTGGCCTCCGGTATGGCGTCGCAGTCGCACCTGCGCACCACCTATTTTTCGACGCCGTCGACGCTGGCGCATGGCGCTTATCCGTTCTGGTCAGGCGAGCTGTTTAACCGGGGACGCAGTAACCGCGACGAACGTGTCGACATCGATATCAGTCATGAGGCGCTTGCCGGGGGCATGTTATGCGGGGACAGCCAGTGGCGGCAGATTGTCACCATTGAGGACGCACTCGCCGGTGGCTGCACCCTGTTTAACCTCGACCAGCTCAGACAGGAAAACAGCGCGGATGACTTCCGTAATCTGTTTATGTGCGAGTTCGTCGACGATAAGGCGTCGGTATTCCCGTTCGAGGAGCTCCAGCGTTGCATGGTCGATGCGATGGAAGAATGGGAGGACTTCGAGCCGTTTGCCGACCGTCCGTTTAACTGGCGCCCGGTATGGATTGGCTACGACCCGTCGCACACCGGCGACAGCGCAGGCTGTGCGGTACTGGCTCCGCCGCTTGTAGCCGGTGGCAAGTTCCGCATCCTTGAGCGTCACCAGTGGAAAGGCATGGATTTTGCCGCGCAGGCCGAGGCCATCCGTGCGCTGACTGAGAAATACACGGTCGACTATATCGGCATCGATGCGACCGGCATCGGCCAGGGGGTTTACCAGCTCGTGCGCTCATTCTTCCCGGCAGCGCGCGCCATCCGCTACACGCCGGAAATGAAAACCGCAATGGTGCTGAAAGCGAAAGACACCATCCGACGCGGGTGTCTGGAGTATGACGCCGGTGCGACCGACATCACGCAGTCATTCATGGCTATACGCAAAACCATGACCAGCAGTGGCCGCAGTGCCACCTATGAAGCCAGCCGCAGTGAGGAAGCCAGCCACGCGGATATCGCGTGGGCAACCATGCACGCCCTGTTAAACGAGCCACTTTCCGCCGGTAGCGGTATGCATTCAACCTCGATTCTGGATATCAACTAAGATGAAAAAACGCCAAAAGAAACAGCCAAAACAGACCAACATGACCGCCAGCGCACCGCAGAAAATGGAGGCGTTCACCTTTGGCGAGCCGTCACCCGTTCTGGATCGCCGCGATATCCTCGACTATGTCGAGTGCATCAATAACGGCAAATGGTACGAGCCACCGGTCAACTTCTCCGGGCTGGCGAAAAGCCTGCGCGCCGCCGTGCATCACAGCTCCCCGATTTACGTGAAGCGTAACATCCTGACGAGCACCTACATCCCGCACCCATTGCTGTCACGTCAGGATTTCAGCCGCCTTGTGCTCGATTATCTGGTGTTTGCTAACGGCTATCTTGAGAAGCGCATGAGCGTGACCGGCCAGCTCATGAAGCTTGAAACCTCTCCGGCCAAATACACCCGCCGGGGTGTCGAGGATGGGGTTTACTGGTACGTGTCAGACTTCACGCACCCGCACCAGTTCGCCCCCGGCTCAGTCTGTCATCTGCTTGAGCCCGACATCAATCAGGAGCTCTACGGGATGCCGGAATACCTGAGCGCGCTTAATTCAGCCTGGCTGAATGAGTCCGCCACGCTGTTTCGTCGCAAGTATTACCAGAACGGCGCGCACGCGGGTTACATCATGTACGTCACCGACGCGGCGCAGAGCAGCACCGACGTCGAGGCGCTGCGCTCCGCGATGCGTGACTCGAAAGGGCTGGGGAATTTCAAAAACCTGTTTTTCTATGCCCCGAACGGGAAACCGGATGGCATCAAGATTGTTCCACTGAGTGAAGTCGCCACGAAGGATGATTTTTTCAACATCAAAAAGGTGAGCGCCGCCGACCTGCTCGATGCGCATCGCGTACCGTTCCAGCTTATGGGCGGCAAGCCCGAAAATATCGGCTCAATGGGCGATATCGAGAAGGTGGCGCGGGTGTTTGTGCGTAACGAGCTGACGCCGTTGCAGGAGCGTTTCAAGGAAATCAATGAATGGCTCGGTTTAGAGGTGATTCGCTTTAAGGATTACAACATCGAAATTGAGTAACCCCCGCCAGAATGCCGCCTCCGGGCGGCATCCTCTCAGAGCGAGCCAGACGCCGCACACGCGGCGCAGCCACGCCAGCATCTCATTAACCGACCGCACTCAACAGCGCGCCACCACGACGCGCACAGACGCGTAAAATAAATCCAGCCACCACCTCTGGCGCGCAGTGCTATCCCCGCCTCGCCTGCGCGCTTAACTGGTCGATTCTGATGCACTGCATACACTATGCTAATTTCAGACAGCACCGACTTTGCAAATAAATTTGTGACGAAAAAAGCTAATGCATTTTCATGCAAGCTCACACATCGAATCATCGGATTTCAGGCAACATTACTATTAAGAGAATTTGCCTTATTTTCAAGCTGAGTGGCCAAACTATGGAAAAGCCTAAAACTTGGGATATGACCGTCATCAGCATAAGCCCTAGATATGAGTTGTTGCAGATATGAAGGCTCCATAAGAGAGGCTGGGTTTTTTTTAGTATATGTAGCGTTTCTAAGCGACAACATACTTTTCAAATAACTCTCATGATACTTAGCAATTGATCCTTCATAAGAAGGCGGCGTTGCCATTTCTTCAGGATCATTTTGTTGTACATCATAATGATTATAATATTCTAAAAATGGCTCGCTTAGTTTATTGGGCGATATAATTACACGATTACCCAATCCCCATGTTTCTATACACGGATTTTGAACTATAACATTTACTTCACAATGAGAAATATCTACACCAGATGATAAAATCTTGCTCATAACAAGCTGTTTTCTGGACTCAACATCTTCGCCCTCTGAATCCAGTACAACCCAAAAATCAGTGATTTTTGGGTTTTCACTCAAATCCCTCAAGGCATTGACAAGTGTTACGTCAATCATACGAGGATAACCCTCGCCACTGATAAAGTAGTAATTATTACTGTCTATCGCTGACAAATAATCTACTTTTTTAAGAGAAGGAGATAACACATTCATCCATGCAGGATATAATCGCCTCTCCGTCTGTTTACCTTCAGCCAATATATATAAATTCATCTATCTGCACCATCAAAATAAATACTTAAGTTAATTAACTTAGTAAATGCTTCGTGATTAGATTCTTTAAGATTGAAATAATCAGCAGAATAGTTATCTACCACCCCAGCTTTTCTAGAAATGATTTTCCAATCATCCAAAGGAATATTATTAATAATATATGGATGATGACTGGTTAGAATAAATTGTACTTTATTACCATGATTGAGCAATACATCAGTAATATCATTTATACAATTAACTCCAAACCCATTTTCAAATTCATCAATTAGGAAAACAGTTCCTGTAGGGCTGAGATGCAAATAGGCCAATTGAACAAATGTCTTTAACATCCCCGTGGACATTGAATTATGAGAGATCCATTCATCAATCCCACGCTCTTTAACTTTCAATGCATAAACAGAATGCACAAAGAAAGGGAATCCACTAGTATCGACCTTTACAACCTTAATTTTTTCAATGTACGGGAATATTTCCACAAAAGAATTTGTTATTTGCTGAAAATAAGCCGGTTGTTTTTCCTGACATAAATAAAGTTTTGCGCTTAAAGAAAAAGCCTTTTCTCTAATATCGTTAATAGTTAAATCTTCGTCTTCAGACAACTCTTTGTTTTTACGAGGAAAAACTTTCTGCATTTCATCATCATCTACCTGCACAATACGCGAAAATGATTTATGAATAGCAGAGATATCATCTTCTTCTCGCAGGTGATGCACAATACTAACCGTAGAAGCAAGCTTAACCGTCTTGCTGTCGTTGTATACAATATCATCACCATTTCTGGTGATAACAACAGAACCATTAATCTTAACTTCTTCTTTTAAAATCTTAGGTTCAACTTTGTCATCATCATCAAAGTTAAACATGCCGTAGGTGAAATCATCATAATCCTCGAGTGCTTCAAACTCACCAGACCAATTATAATCATTGCCTTCTGCATTAAATTCTACATCCCAGCAAAATCCACTAACTGAATCGCCATTTGCTATAGATTTAATTTTATTAATAGAACGAAGAATTTGCGTTTTACCTACGCCAGATGCACCGACCATTAAGGTCAATGAACCAAATTCAATTTTGTTAATTCTCAATTTGCTGTGAGAATTATATGTCTCCAGCGATTTTATTCTCATTACCTTTTCCATTCACATAAGTGATAATCCTCCTGATTATACCACAGCGTACAAAAAAAACAATATCGTTTATAAGTAATATAAGACCCTAAAATAATTGATTTAAAAAACAAGAAAATATAATCATCGATATAACATCTAATAATTATTCTATTAAAGGGTGAGCTTATCTCCCACCCGTATGCATTAATAAGAGAATCAATTAACGCCAGCTCTCATCTTCCCATACCTCCTGAAGGATACTATCCAGCGCTTCGCGATCTGAATCCTTATCGAACCCCATCAGCTCGACACCGGTCATGGCTCCCTTTTTAACCGTAACGCGCGTTGACGGGAAAACAGACTGTATTCGTCTGGTCAATTCACACTGAAAAGCCTCAATTACCGGCTGGCCTATTTTTTGGTCTTTATCCAACGTGATATTCACTTTCACTTTGCCTTCCTTTGCAAAGATCTCATCAACAGGCGGCTCGGAAAAAACAACAGAAAAATTATTATTTTTCATTAGGTTGCCTCTTGCTATTTCCGCAATTAGATTCAAAGCAATTTCACGATCTCTTTCCTGACACGCCCCCTCAGCCGTCAGGCGCGCAATCATTTCGACCCGCTCAATCATAACGTGCTCGTTTAGTTCTCTATCCACATAACCTCCCCTACGAGATACTGTATAAAAACACAGTATCACGTATTGGCAAAATTTGGGAAGTAAAAATCGCAACCAAACACACTGCATGTACATGATATGGATGAATATTTACGGTTAAACTTTCGTTGTCATTTCAGCTAAAGCCGCAACGCGTCTGAGGATTTTACGGGCTTGCGTCTGATGTGAAGGGGGTGCGGAAAACACCTCTCCTTTGACCGTTCCGCGCAACCATTTTCCGTTAAAACAACTTTTACCACCTGCCATCAGGTGCAGGGCTTCGCCCCGGCTGATAGTGGTGCCGGTTGTCAGATGTATCTCGTCGATAATTTTCGCTATGGCTGCGTTTTGCTCATCCCTTCCGTGGATGAATTTTCGCCGTATTGCTGGCTTTTTCTTCCTCAGTCGGTTCGTCAGCTCTCGTCTTTCACGCCTGCTGAGCGGTTTTGATAAATCCAGTATCGGTGGTTCGCTTTCGCTTCCCGTACAGTTATTGACAGAACTCCGAGAGGGCGCAGGAGCGCCCATAACGTCAACGGCCAAATCAACGGCACGCTTCGGCACAATTTTCCACTGCGTTAGCCGGGTTAAAATCGGGGTACCAGCACCGACAGCGGAATCGTAAACGCCACGGATGCAGACGGTTTTCTCGCCATACTGATTAAACTCGGCGCGCGGTTCATACAGCGTGCGCACCTGCAAATCATCGCGACGGACAAACGGGCCACCCTGCGCATTAACGTAACCAGCCCAGTCACCGGCGTCAGCGGCATCATGAACGGCGGCAAATTCAACGCTCAGACCGTGCGCGGTCTCGGTATCGGCGAGACGACGCAATTCACGGTAGACCGTCACCGGCGCACCGCCGATAAACTGAAACTGACGGATGTGCCAGCGCGCCGCCCATGCTGATACAGCGGGGGCTGTCTCTTTCAGCAGCTCACCGCTTTCGTCATCGGTTTCACCATCAAGAGCATAGCCGTCGATATTTTTTGAAATGTATTTAGCAACATAGCCAGTAGCGCTGCCTTTTTCCGGGTCAATGGCCTCGGCATGAAAGCGCGCTTTTTTGGCTTTATCGCTTCTCAGTTCGTTGCGGTCTTCCTCCCACGCATAATCACGAATGATGAGGCGCACGCGCTCGACGTCTTCCGGCAACATGAACATAAGCATGTGCCAGTGCGGCGTCCCGTCGTGATGAGGCTCGGCAACACGTATGCCAAAAATGCGGATTTCTTCCCGGTGCAGCTTGGCGCGAATGCGCGCCCAAAGGCCGGTGAGATAGCTCTGCGTGTCCGACGGGTTGGCACCGTTCCATTTGCTGTTACGGTATCCCGCTTTAGTCGTGGCGTGATATTTAGACGGTGCAGTCAGGGTGTAAAACTCCCCGACGTATCCGAGCTCATTGCAGATATTTTCAAACCCACGGATGCGGGTCATCAGCTCGCAGCGACGTATCGCTGGGTTGGCGACCGAGCCATCATATTTGTCAATCAGGCTGATGCGGTTACCGTCTTCGTCTTCGAGATCCAGCCCCTTGAGAAATTCACGCGTGCGGCGCTTCTGCTCGCGCCAGTCAGTCACGCAGTTTTTACTCGCGTAGGCGTGTCGTTTCTTGCTGACGTTGCCGACTGCAATTTGCAGGTGTTCGCGCCATGCTGCCGCAGTGCGTCGCAAGCGACCACGCCACCAAACCTCATTAAACATGCGTGTTATAGCAGGGGCGATTTCATCCTCACTGACATATTTCTTTGTCACCCGCTCCCAATGCGGCGGGGTAACGTTGAATTGCAGGGAAATGAAACCGGCTCGCATGTACCAGGTGTACAGCGTTTTGAGCTCGCTAAATCCGGTGTCATCAATGTCGGCCAGCTCAGCACGAATAAAATTTGCTATATCAGCGGCCAAAAGGTCGATATCGGCGCGCGACATATCAGGGAGACGGTTATATCTGGCAACCATATTGACCATGCGTGACGCCAGATACTGCATAAGCCCGGTATCAAAATGACCGCCAAAAACAGCAGCTGATACGTTGCTTTTGATACCTGCACACTCGTATTTTTTTGCGACCAGCTCAAGACGTGGCAATGCCTTTTTGCAGAAGCTGATTAAAAAGGTATTGGCTCGTTGACTGCCCTGATTTTGCTCCAGCACCGCAGCGGTGCGATAAACGTAAAAGCGCACGCACTCGGGCTGGAGAGAAAGCACTTTTCTCGCATGCAGCAAAGCCGCGAACATACGATCGCGGCGTTGTTGTTGGTCATAAGTCAGGTATGGGCTTGCTATTGCCTGTTTTGGAAAATTCCATACAAAGGCATAATCAATCTCACCCGTAGCCTTTGCTGAGACAGGAGTGTCTATGACTTTATTCACTGAAGAAGATCCCACCCAAAGCCGCTATGTTGATTTGATTACAGAGGTGACGGCTTTCGAAGCTAAGAAAGAACCAATGAAGATCATTTCCGCATCCGACATGCTGGGCATTTGCGATGCTTTTCTTGCTGACACTCAATGCCACATAGCAGACCGGCTACCTCTTTCAATAGCTGGTCGGCGTGAGCTAGGTCGGAAAATTGAGTGGAATTGTCCACATAGCTGGAAACCACGCGAAGAATGGTCAACACATGTTCGGCACGCCTTACAAATTTTAAATCGACGTTATTTGGATACCCCAGTATCTCCACAGGATGACTGGCAGACCTGGGAAGAACTATCGACAGATATTCATGTGTCGGCTCGCTGTGTTCGGCAGACTGTTGAGTTTTATCGCTCTGGAAATCCCCAGCATTTACCGATGTCGACTGAGCTTTTTGCTGTTCCCGAAGTTTTTTCAAAATTTGTAGCTTCGATTCTTTCGGGTGACATTCATCCTGTTTGGATGTGGCATGCTGACGCAGCCAAAACGCCGAAATGCTTTGATGGGCTTTATCCCAAATACACGCCGCTTTCTTAAGCTGGCTTAGTGGCCGGGTAGTCATATCGCCCCCCGATAGTGTTTTAATTTAAGTTCGACAATTTGCTGGCAGGTTACGCAAGAGGCCACACCCGGAATCGCAATGCGGCGAGCTTCCGGGATTGGTGCGTCACATTCTTCGCAGAGAAAACGGGAAGGTGCAGCGATACGGCTACGCGCGTTGCTGATGTGGCGTTCGCGGTCTTCCTGCTCGCGCAGTTGTGCTAAATCCATTGCGTCGGCCATTAGTGCAGCTCCTGTGATTCATTCTCAAAGCGAGTGGCTTCACGGCGCAGCAGTTCGGCGGCTTCGATACCGCTCATCCCCTCTTTGGTGATATGTATCGCCAGTGCCTCAAGGCGGATGGAAACAGCGAGCGCGCGGTCTTTACGTTCTTCTTTTTTGGCATCGGTCAGCAATACGACCAGCGCATCGCTATCTGTATTAAAACTACGGGTTACGATATTACGCATAATTTATTCTCCTGATTTCGGGCAATAAGAAGCCCGGCGGGTTTACGCCATTAAATTTCTGTTTGGATTAATTCGGCATGGTTAACCGTTTGGGAAATAAGCTCACTACTGCACGAAAATGATTCATTGCTATAATGAGCGCTTTTTTCTCGTCAGTAGTTAGCTCACTTAATTCGAGCTCGTGACGAGCCGCCGGTATTTTTGCCAGAAAGAAAATTGCGGCCAGCGCCCGATTATTTTCTTCAAATTGTGTGTCACGTTTATCGCGCATATCATCGACAAAACGCTCAACCTCTTTCCAGCTATCGCCCCAATATTTCGCACGCAATTCAGCTACATGATTGAGACCGGCTAGACGTTCCCCCGTTTTTAGCGGAACAGTCACGGAAACAGCTTCGATAGCCATGATTCCCCCTGCTTTTGATTAGAGAGCCCAGCCAGTAAATCAGCCTGTGAGCGGCTCGGATGCCAGCGCTTGCCGTCCTTCCCTGCGATCCAGCCGTGGCCATAGTGCATGCCGGGACTTTGCTTAACGAGCAGAGACGCGAATGATGGTTCACTTTTCAGCATACGCACCTCAAATCAACCCGAACGATGCGCCAATACCGCTCATGGTATCGACCACGCTCGACATAGCGGGATTAGTCTGTAAGCGCGCATGTAGCGCAAGCGCCGACAGTGACAACATGCGAATGCCAGAGTTAACACTTTCAATCATGTTGTGTTTACGGGCAGAGGTTAGACGTTCATCAGATACCGCACCGCTCGCCAGCTCACCGAGTTCACGCATTGCGCGCATGACATAAGACTGCAATTTGTCTTTAGCCAGCTCATTAACCGGTACGCATGGCAGGCAATGAATCTGCGCCAAAAAACCATCAACGAGGGTTGAGTCTTCGGTCAGGTCAGTCAGCAGCCACAATTCAGGCGGCGTGAACTGGTGAGGCTGTTCCGGGTTGAGCTTGTTACGTAACGTCTGAACATTCATACCCGCACGCTCGGCCAGCTTCGCCATGTTGTGACGCTGCGCAAAAGCCCGGCACGCTTCGTCATAGTGGGGGTGTTTGGAAATCTGAAAATCAAACATGTTGCATCCTTACAATTCACATAAAGTGAATTAAGCGCCGATGACGAGTTGAAAACGGGAATGGCCCAACGCCTTTCGCAACTGCTCTTCTTTCCAGCGTGCGTAATAAATACGAATCGGGCCACCTGCTTTCTTGCAGCCTTTACGGATGGTACGGGGTTCGATTGGTACACAAGGGTTATCGCCGGTTGTCCAGCGGTAGGCGGTGCGTTCAGAAACCCCCTCAAGCTCTGCGAATTGTTGCAGAGTAACGATAGGTGCAGGCACTTTGATGATTGCGATTTCAGAAGCCATGTTGCATGATTCCCATTTTGACAATGTTTGTAATCAATGGCCTCTGTTTGCCAACTTCTGCCACTGATTGCCCGAATTAGCAACGATACTAATACTCGATTGAGCATTAGTAAATACCCAAAGGAATAAATTTTGATACTTGATACTCAGGTGAATAACGACGAGTTACTGGATAGAATTTGTCAAGTATATGGTTTTACTCAAAAAATCCAGTTAGCTCGGCACTTTGATATTGCAGCCAGCTCCCTGCAAAACCGCTACACGCGAGGCACTGTTTCTTATGATTTCGCCGTGCAATGCGCACTAGAAACTGGTGCAAGCCTACTATGGCTTCTTACGGGGCAAGGCTCTCAATATGATGGTAAACCGTCGCCAAACGATCCAAAAACATTAGATTCATTCACTCTGAGTGATGGAAGACTCGAAGAAAATTCACCATTGAGTATTGATCCAAGTTTCTTTAGCAAGCAAATGTCAAAAGGTATTGCTGTTCGCGCCGATGGAAAGCTGCACTTTATAGAGCAAGATACCTCGCTTTCTGATGGCCTTTGGTTGGTTGATATTGAGGGGGCTTCCAGCATCAGAGAATTGACGCTCCTACCCGGCAAAAAATTACACGTTGCGGGCGGAAAAGTACCGTTTGAGTGCGGGATAGATGAAATAAAAACGATTGGCCGTGTAGTAGGTGTATACAGCGAGGTTAATTGATGACTGTCCGTAAAAATCCGGCTGGCGGTTGGATTTGTGAGCTCTACCCAAACGGTGCAAAAGGTAAGCGTATCAGAAAGAAATTCGCTACTAAGGGCGAGGCTCTGGCGTTTGAACAGTACACCATTCAAAACCCGTGGCGGGAAGAAAAGGAAGACAGGCGCACGTTAAAAGAGCTGGTCGATTCATGGTATAGCGCTCATGGCATTACACTTAAAGACGGCTTGAAACGCCAGTTAGCAATGCACCATGCTTTTGAGTGTATGGGCGAACCACTCGCACGCGATTTCGATGCGCAGATGTTTTCCCGCTATCGAGAAAAGCGATTAAAAGGTGAGTATGCTCGTTCAAACAGAGTTAAAGAGGTATCACCTCGCACCCTCAATCTTGAGCTGGCCTACTTTCGAGCGGTGTTCAATGAGCTGAATCGCCTGGGAGAGTGGAAAGGTGAAAACCCGCTGAAAAATATGCGCCCTTTCCGCACCGAAGAAATGGAAATGGCCTGGCTAACTCACGATCAGATTTCGCTACTGCTTGATGAGTGCAAGCGGCATGACCATCCTGATTTAGATACAGTGGTAAAAATCTGCCTCGCCACTGGCGCACGGTGGTCTGAGGCCGAGAGCCTGAGAAAAAGCCAGCTGGCGAAATACAAAATCACATACACCAACACGAAAGGCAGAAAAAATCGTACCGTCCCAATCAGCGAAGAGCTCTATGAGTCTCTGCCTGATGATAAAAAAGGCCGGTTGTTTAGTGATTGTTATGGTGCGTTCCGGTCCGCGCTGGAAAGGACAGACATCGAATTACCGCCTGGACAACTTACACATGTTTTGCGCCACACTTTCGCGAGTCATTTTATGATGAATGGAGGTAATATATTAGTGCTGCAAAGAATACTTGGTCATACAGACATTAAAATGACTATGCGATATGCACATTTCGCACCCGAACACCTTGAAGATGCTAAATTACTGAACCCATTGGTAAAAAAATGACGACTCTCGAAAAAATCATAAAATTCATTAAAGAACATTATTTTCTTTCTGTAATAGCAGCACTAGTTACCATATTTATTATGGCGCTCCCACTTATACTATATATTTCGAAAACTAATGGCTCACTATCAACCGACCCCAATAAATGGGCAATATTTGGAACTTATATTGGTGGTGTATACGGCCCTATAGCAACAATAATTAGCGTTATTGTATTAGTCATGACGGTTGTAGAAATAAACCAATCCAATAAAATCAGCATTGAAGAAGCCAGAAGTAACAATTTTATCAATGAAATAGTCAAGCTTACAGAGATATTATCCAATTGCCTTGATAAAAACCCCCTGATAAATGACAGAGATTATTTATTTAATTGGCTTAATAACCAGATGGTATCAAAATTTGAAATCACCCCACCTAGTGATGAATATGACATTTGGAAGGAATGCATAAGAAAATTTAATAATGATGAGATTTCGCTTTTCGAAAATGAAGTTGAAATAACAGAGGAAATATTATTAAGAATCCATTTTGTGGAGGACGAAATTCTTAAAGCCAGAGCTAGGAGTATCTTCAAAGGAATTATGACGAATAATGAAAGATTCTGGCTAGAATGCTACATACGTAGGTTTAACTACCCTTTAGTTCACTTTTTGTCGTTATGGAGCCCCTTTAGCACAGTTCCAAAAAAGTTAAGTGGCATCATCATAGACAGGCACCTTGAGGAGTTTATTCAAGAATTCAGTGGCGATAAAGTGGCGATAGATATGGACAACAAACGGTAATCAATGGCAAACAGATGTAAACCATGTCAATGATAATTAAGGTAAATTATTGATTTTTGGTTAGTCCTGTAGGAACTCATAATCGCTTGGTCGCTGGTTCAAGTCCAGCAGGGGCCACCAAATACAGCAAGGGCTGGCGGGGAGTTACCCACCAGCCTCTTTTTTCCAGGGATATGCCGGGGATATTCCAAAAAATTAACCATAGTGTTTTATAGTTAATTTATTACCGTTCATACACTCCTGGATCTAATCACCTTCATGCAGTAACCACTATTGCAAGGGTATGAATGAAACGGATCTTCATCACTGCTTCGGTTCTGCTTGCCCCCCTCAATAATGCTTATGCTGGCTGTTCTGCTGCCAGCTTTGCGGCGTGTTCTTCCCTGGCAACATCAACCGGGTCACGTCCACGTCCCAGCCACTGGCCGGGCGGGGCAATCACCCTGTTCGAACCCGGTGGACAACCACAATGTACTTCTGCCCCATGAACGGCTACGGGTACGCCGTGAAAACTTACACGCGGCTCATCGGATCATTGACCCGACCGCAAGGGATTTTTAAATAAATATTTATCTATCGACTAAATTTCCCCTTGTCCCAGCTCTCGCCACGGGCCGTTAAGTCAATTGACGGCGCGGCCGCTATTCCCTCAGCATCATAAAAAAATGCGGACGTTGTAAAGCTGTACACAGTGCCGTGAACAGTAAATGAGATATTGTTGCCTATGCCTTCAACTTTTGCGCGGGCGGTATTCGCTGTAAGCGTGGGCGCGATATGTTGTTTTTCGAGAGCCACCAGCGGATCACCGTCAATCTTACTCGCTAAAAAATAACGATACACTTCCCCGGTGGTCATGTTCGAGCCGTCATACTCAGTAATGTATAACCAGGTCCGGGGCGTGAGCTGGCGAACTTGATATAGCCGATCACTAACAGTTAAACGCTGTATATGTTGGAAATAACAGTACCCCGCGACCGCCAGGGCCATAAGAATAGTGGCGATCCAGTGCAGCGTCCTAAAAGTGATGCTGTTTAACAT